CAGTTGCGAATCCACCCCACGTTTTATCTATTGGGTTTTGCCAGTTGATATCCATTTTTTTGCCTTGGTTTTTGCTTTATGGGGCTTGCCTTATTGGCTATCCCTCTATATATAATATAATAAACTTTTGTATACAATGCAAGTATTTAAGGGAGAATAAAGCACTTTCAGGCGATTTTATCGATTATTCTGAATAAAGAGATCCCCATAGATATTTCTGGGATCTTCTAGCTATCTGGTCAGGAATCTCTCAGGATTGCTTCCGACGCACTCGTATAAAGCAAGTCCTCGTCGCACTCGGTTAAAATGGAGAGTGCTTTCAGTAAGAATACAAAATATGCAGTTTTCGGTAAAGACGTCCCTCGCAGCCAGTTCCGAATATCTTTACGAGAGACTCCAGTTTTATCTGCTAGCTGCCTGACGGAGATTTTATTTCTCTTCATTATCTGGTCGAGCCATTTTGGAAAATGAATCAGTTTCTGGGCCATAACAATCTCACTGGTGAAGCTGCCAACGTTTCAAAAAAGCAATCTCGTATCTGAGAGAATCAAGTGCGTGATCATTTGCTTTAACGACTCGGTCGCCTTTTTCACTTTTTGCCCACTTGTATAATCGAAACTCTTTGATCAGATATTTACAGTTAGAGTGTATCACGAGGTGGGGCTTTCCGGCTGAGTCAAGTGCCAGACGCTCTTTTACCCAGTTAATCGTTTCCACGACTCCAATGTGTTTCGGAGCAGGTTTCGTATCGATTCCACACTCACGCATTAAAGTCATTCGACCGTCTCTGGACTCTGGATCAGCGACCGTCCACCTGTATTCTTCTCTCTTATATCGCTGACGATTATTCAACGATCGACCATTCTCCAGCGACGTCTTTTCAGTTACATAATACTCGTCATAGACGTGTAAAACGTCGTCGTGCTCGTCGTGTGCAAAGAACAGGCAGCAAAAAGGATTCCGAACACCGAAGTCAATCGATCGATCTCTGGGCCAGTGTTCTGGGATCTCGAATGATTCAACGACGTGGACATTCCGATCAAACTCCTGATATACAAGACCTGACTGGTTTGTGAATTCACCGAATAAACGACTGCGCTGAGAAGCTTCACTCATATGGGCAATTGCTTTCCGGAGTTTTACACTAGATACAAAAGGATTGTCGAGTCCCGATATTCCATACTGGCAATAACCTCTCTGTGGATTTTCTAGGAAGACGTCGTGCACCCACGTTATTCCTTTCAGAGGAGTCATAGTACAGATCACTTTTCCTTTAAAGTCGATACACCGAAGCATTGACTCGTCAAAAATATCTTTAGGGTGCTCCTCGTCAAGTATCACCAGACTGACTCCGGCTCCCTGAAACTTTTCCCGACCAGCCTCTGCCGACAGACTCATTATCTTTCCACCATTCGGTAAAAGTGCGTGCGCCCGATCCTGTGCTTTCCAGCGCACAAACTTTGTGCCGACCGGACAGTACTTTTCTATTTTGGGACGCAAGTAAGTAAGTGCGTCTCCATAGCTGAGTGCCGATACCCAGACCTGCCCAGCCTTTTTCGGAATCAGGTCGAGTGGAATGTTATTCAGTTTTGCCCACTCTCTCACCCACCACGTTTCAGAGCCAGAAGCAAAAGCGACCGAGAGCATTCCAGCACCAGCCTCAGTCTTTCCAGATCTATTCCCACCCGATAATAGAAATGCCTCACTGGCTTTCAGTGCATTAATGATTCCCAATCTCTGGCTCGATCTAGCTTCAGTGATATCACAGGATTCGCAGCGATAAAGATTGCCTCCGACGTGGTTCATTGCTTTTCCACACCCACGCACTCGATCCGACGCAGTAGATTTTCCGTCCCACCTGTGACAATGTGGAGTCCAGAGTCTGGCCATTGCAAGTGGATAGTCTCTCGCAATCTCTTCAATCTTTTCAGTGACTTGTAGATATTTAATCAGATTCTTTCTGTCCATATTCCCTCAATCTATATATATCAAAATCGCAATGAAAAACGGTGACCCTTTCGAGCCACCGTTGGATTGCTGGGTCTATTGTTTATTTATTCTGACGTCGCTCTCGGTCAATCATTTTGAGATAATGCAGACACGCTTTATCGCCAGCGTCACCTTTACCGTGGATCGCCTCAGCGAGTCGTAGTACAAAATGTCCAGCAGGATAATTGCGACCTGACTTCCACTTGTTAATCGAAACGTGACTGGTCTCAATCTCTTTTGCAAGCTCCATTATCGTCCAGCGACTTATATTGATCTCGTTTGATAACAATTCATTGAATGGTCCAGTCTCTCGCAGGCGACAGATTGTGCGACCCCACTCACGCATTTCGGCTCGGGTATATTCCTTGCGACTCATAGATCACCTCCATAACTGATAAACTGAATATCTGTGATACTGTCAAAATGCACCACGATAAACTCGAGCGCATTATTGTTTCTGGGAATGTATGCAATCATTCCCGACTCAAAAGTGATTAAAATAATCTCATTCATTTTGATTCTCCGTTGGTTATTTAGTTAGAAAATAAGGTGCAGTGCTGGCCAGTGCCCGAAGCAGGCTCCAGCTTAAAAGGTAAAACATTAATGCGCAGAGACTGAATCCGATTGCCTCTCCGATTGCTTTTGCATTTTCTTTAGTCATTTTGGCTCCGAGTAAAAGCCGAGGCCGAAGCCCCAGCGTGGTTGGTTGGTTAATATCCACCTGTTAAGGTGATTGTGAAAGTGTCTGCGTCGGCTTTAAACGTCAGTCCGAGTTTCGTTAATTCATATACAAGCTCGATAAACGTCTTCATTGATTCTGTTGTTATTTTATTCATTTCGGCTCCGTTGGTTATTGGTTTTCGAGTTTTGCTTTTGCGTCGTCTGCGATTTTATTCAAGAGTGCTGGGCGAGCCAGAAGCTCTTTGACAATGTAGTTAACAATCTCTGCGACGTCACTGTGATATGGAAGCCCGATAAAGTATAGATACAAAAGTTCGAATCCATTATCGTCTAGAGTGGGCAGGAATGTTTCCCAGTATTCTTTGATTTCTGTTTTAGTCATTTTCGGCTCCTTTGAATAAAGGCCGAGGCCGAAGCCCCAGCCTGATTGCTTGTTATTATTTTAAGTTCATCCAGCCCAGCATTCTGTATCCCATTCTCTGTTCTCTCTCGTCTCGGATCTTCTCAATGCACTGCGCCTCATTTTGGAAGCTGGCTTTTAATGTCTTTCCGTCTGCGTAAATGAATTCGATCTCTCCGGCATTCCAAAATATCTTGTACTCCAGAAAAGTGCTTTTATACTGAAGCAATTCTCGAGTATCAGTTTGAAAGAGTACAATGTTCGGCAGGCTGCGATAGTAAGTTAACTGCCCACAGGTGATCTCGTTTCGAATGTTTTCGATCGCTGATTGTTTCTGATAGTAATATGCATAAAGTCCATATGACATTTTGTGCTCCGTTGGTTGGTTAGATTGTAAAGTAAACTCTGTTTGATCGGGTCGCTACGATATAGCAGTCAGCCTTTTCCAGCTTGTTTATAACGATTGCGAGTGCTCTGGGATTGCTTGCTACGTTAATCACCCATTCAGTTTTTGTATGGGGCTTTAAAGTACCACCTGCGATTCTGGCTATTGATTGTATCTTTTGCATTTTCGGCTCCGTTGTTTTCTTGTTCCTTATATATATAATATAATAAACTTTTGTATACAATGCCAGTATTTAAGGGAGAATAAAGCATTTTCAGGCCTTTTTCTCCTTTCTGGGGATCATTTAAGGGGATCTGATCCCTATATCCGAGCCGACCGGACGATTTGGAATAAGGCAGCTGCCCCAGATACCCTATGATATGAATCGCATTTTATTCTTCGTCGAGGTCAATTATTGGAGGAGCGAATGCTTTTAGATTCTGACTGACTGACTCTGCTTCATTTATTAATTCTGAAATGCTCATATTTTCTGGAGTGATTGATATTTGCACTGCAGGCTCTTCTCTCTGACCCCAGCCAGCCTTTTTCTCGAGCCACCATTTTGCACTTGAAATATCACCCTCTTTAATCGCTCGGTGTACAATTCCCATAGCCATTATGTCAGGTCGAGCCATAGCCTGTTGGAATTCTAAATAAAAATCACGATAGATTCCAGAAGAAGCACGCTCCCCACGAGAGAGCCAGTTAATCAGGGTGACTAAAGTTATACCAGCGTGTGCGCAGGCAAGTGACTTTGAACCACCCACAGATATGACTTGAATGATATCTCGTTTGCTTTTATCGTTGAGTTTACTCTTTCGGCCCATTTATATCTCTCTCTCTTTTACCCATTGCCCAGTTTACACGACCCTCGATTATAGGGAAATAGTCCTCGGTCATTTCGCACCCGACTGCATTGAATCCCTCAAGTATTGCCGAAACTGCAGTCGTGCCTGAACCGAGAAACGGATCGAGGACAGTTCCATTGGGTGGGCATAAAAGTCTGCAGAGCCAGCGCATTAACTTTTGTGGTTTTACGGTCGGGTGAAAGTTTGCACGCTCTGGACTTGGATTGCCGTCCACCCACCTTTCACCATCTCGTCCAATAAAACCAATGGGGACTC